GAACTATAGGTTATAGAGGTCCTTCAATACCTGAATTAAACGAACCTTCAATACCTAAATTAAGCGAAGTTGATAGACTTGCAAATCAATATATACAAAACACAACGGGTGAATTTATTGATGAAAATGAAAATGGAATTGATGATAGACTTGAGAAATTTGCTGTCGGTGGAAGAGTACATGCAGCAGGAGGATTAATGAAAGGCATGATTGATTGGTTAGTTAAAAACAGAAACTTTGCAAAAGAATTATTAGATAGAGTTTCAAAACAAAAAAATGGTGAAAAATTAATTAAAGAACTTTATGAAGCTGAAACTAAAAAAACAGGTGCATCACCTGTAACGATGGGCGAAGCTCCTAAAACCGATTTAAAAAAAGTTACAGATAAAGTTGAAACAGATAAAAGAATTACAGGAGAATTAGCAAAAGATAAACAGATTCCTGTTAAAGATCAAACTGAACAAAAAACTAAAACAATTAAAAAAATTCTTACTGAAGATGATTTAAGAGCACTAGGTAAAAAAGAAGGTATTCCTGATCAAGATGTAGAAAAGTTTTTATCTGGAGAATTGGGTTTACTTCGACGTGATCAAGCAAGAGGAGTGGTTCAAAGAGACAAAGAAGGTAACATTGTTATTAAAGATAAATATTCAAAAAAATATGATCCACTTAGAGAAAATCCAGTTTTTAAAGATGAAACCATTGTTCCTCAAGATGTGATGACCGTTCCAGAACCTTTCAAAGGAAAATATCAACAAGAATTTTTAGCTCATGATGCATTGTATGGAAGAAGATCAGGAGACAATAAAGTGGATGCAGAAGCTATTGCTGAAACGGTTGCAGACATGCAAGGTAAAGTTTACGATGATCTGGGTTATACAGAAAGAATGGATCTGTATGATAAAGCATACGGCTATTTAAGTTTACTCGATAGAACAACAGGTGCGATGAAGGAAGCTTCTGATCTTCAAAAATCAGGAAGACAACTTAATGCTAGCGGAGGGCTCGCATACTTAATGGGATTATAAACCCATGTCAGTTCTTAGTATTGCAAAATTCGCATTAAAACAATCTGTAGCATCTCCACTTAGTTTTCAAAAAGTTATAGGTCCTTCGACCGATCAACCTATTTTACAAAAATTAATTTTAGAGTCATTTGCAGAATCTGGAATTAATATTAATAGAACAAATACCGGAAGAATTAATCTAGAAAATGTTACTGATGAAACAATAGATAAATTTAATTCTACTTTAAGACAAAAAAAAGCTGAAGCAGGATTACCAAGAAGCCGTTATGAAGTCGCAAATGAAAAAACTGAAATTAAAAAATTTGTTCAAAACAAATTAAAAAACAAAGAATATGTTTCATTACCTAGAATTTATGAAGAGTTTCCTAATACTAATGATGCAACAATTAGAAGAGCTCTTAGTGAAAGTGTTATAAAAAAATTAGGAAAAGAAGAAGCTGCAGAAGCAGCAAGAAAAACAGGACAAGCTGCAGGTAGAGCTAAATTAACTGAATCAGATGACGTCATTAAAGCTATTAATGATGAATTTAAATTTGACCCTGATGTTCCAGATTCAAAAACAATTGCCGAAAGAATTTATGGAAGTGATTTTATTAATGCTGATTCATCCAAACAGTTGGATTTTATTAAACAAACTGAAAATGATCTTATAAAATATTTAAGAGTTTTAGAAGGAGCTAGAGAAAAACCAAAAGGCATGGTTCTTCCAAAACAAACTCAAATAAATGATATTGTTGATAACATGCTAGCAGGAGGAGAACGTGAAGGTGTTAAAAGAGGTTTTAGATTCAGTCCCGGTATTATAAGAGACTATCAATTTGCAATAAGAGATTCTCTTTTAAATTTAAAAGAAGGAACTACCGCAGCTACGAGAGCAAAACTTGGTACGCGAAAAGGAATGGAATTAGATGAAATTTTTTCACTAGGTGCTACTTTTAGAAGAGCCCCTGGTTATACAGAAGCTTTTCAATTTATACCTTCAAAAATAAATCAACAAAAAAGTTTAAAAATAGATAGGCCTTTAAGTAGTTTATTGGATGCAATTGAACAAGGTAAAACTGAAGTACAATATGGAGGTAAAAAAGTTCCAATAGAAAAGGCAGTTCAGCTTTTTAACAAAGACTCAAAAGCTTTTGGAAACAAGAATAAAATTTTAACACCTCAAATTAATTTAGGTAAGTCTTTAGATGACCTGAGTGCATACTCACCTGAAGCACAAAAAAATATACAAGATGTTTTTAAAACAAAAAATTATTCTTTGTCTGTTCAAAAACCAAAAAGTAATATTCAAACATTTGGTATGGGCGTGGGAGGAACTAGTTTGTCTTTACCTGTTCAGGCACAAGATCAAACAGATCTTTTAGAAAAAGGTGATATTGATTATGGCGATCCAGAAACTTGGGATAAAAAAGTTGGACAGTTTATTGAAGAAAGTCCTTTTATTTCAGGTTTTGGTGCAGCAGGAACAGCTTTACAAGCATCTCAATTAAAAAAACCAACTACGTTTGGAAAATTTGCAAAACAAGTTGCTGCATTTCCTTTTGGCGCAACATTTAAAGGATTAGGCACTGCAGTAACTCCATTTGGACTAACGGCAATGACAGCTCCAACATTTGATATTGAAGATCCATTATCTAGAGGTATGGTTGGTTTAGATTTAGCACTTGCTAAAGAATCCGTAGACCTTGCAAAAAGTCTTGGTTCAAAAGCAACTTCTAATCCAGCTATTCAATCTGGAGTTACAAGATTATTAAATTTAGGTTTAACTCCAACAGCGGCAATGCGTGCTGCAAAATTTGCATCACCACTAGGTATGTTATTATTAGCTGGAGAAGGCGGTTATCAATTCTATCAAGCACTCGAAGACGAGAAAGCAAGAATTGCTGCTATGTCTCCTGAAGAAAGACAAATGTTTGAAGAAGAACAAACGGCTGCAGCTTACATGGGCGAAGCAGAAAATTTTGCATATGGTGGAAGAGTTGGAATGAAAATAGGTGGAGACCCAAAAGATAAAAAGAAAACTCCGTTTGATAAACCCACCTTACCAATTGATCCCAACGCACCTCAAGATCCAGGACGAAGAACTTTTATGGAAGGCGTGGGACTGGGAGGACTAGGTATTGCAGGATTGTTATCAGGTGCAATAAAATTTGCACCAGAAATTAAAAAAGCCGTTACAGGTGTAACAACACAAATGACCGAAGTTCCAAACATTATCAAAGAGTTATATGCTACCATTAAAAATTTAGGACAAGTAACTGACTATAGCAAAAAAGGTGTAGTTAAAACTGAATTAGGTAATTACACATTAATAGAAGAACCAGGCGGTTATAACATAACTAAAATGACGGATTCTGATTTTAGATATCAACAAGAATATTTTGGAGTTCAAACTGATCCCGAATATGGGGTGATTGATTATGAAGAATTAACGGCTTTACCTGATATGGATGGTAAATTAAAAGATGTCGATTATGGAGTTGAATTAAACACTTACAGAGAAATTGGAGAGGATTTAGCTAAAATCAAAAACGATGATAGCCTAATTAAAATTGCAGATGACGATATTGCTAAACAAATTGAAAAAGAAGAGGCTTTAAAAGAATCTTTGGGTAAAAAGGGTATGGGAGAAAATGACTAAAAAACTTACAACAACTATACCTCCCAAAAGAGGACCCCAGCCCCAAGGCTTGAATATTAACTATAATACTGTTAAGACAGTACGATCGGAGAAAATTAATGGCAGATATAGACAAAGCTCTACCCAACGTAGAACAGGAAATAACACTACCGTCTGATGAACAAATTGTTGAAGAACAACTAGAACAACAGCCGGAAGGTCCTCCTGTAGAGATTGAAGAAAACGAAGATGGTTCAGTTGATATTTCATATGATCCTAAAGTTGGATCTATCGAAGGTGGACAAAATCATTATGATAATTTAGCTGATCATTTACCTGATGATGTTTTAGGAAAATTATCTTCAGAGCTTTTTCAAAATTACACAGATTACAAAAATTCTAGAAAAGATTGGGAATCATCTTACAGACAAGGATTAGACTTGTTAGGGTTCAAGTATGAAAATAGAACTGAACCTTTTTCAGGTGCGTCAGGTGCAACTCACCCTGTATTAGCAGAAGCGGTAACTCAATTCCAAGCTTTGGCGTACAAAGAATTATTGCCAGCACAAGGCCCTGTTAGAACTCAAGTTGTAGGTTTACCTACACCTGATAAAGAACAACAATCACAACGTGTGAAAGAATTTATGAATTATCAAATCATGGATCAAATGCCAGAGTATGAACCTGAGTTTGATCAAATGTTATTTTACTTACCGCTAGCAGGATCAGCTTTTAAAAAAGTTTATTACGATGAAATATTAGAAAGAGCGGTTTCTAAATTTGTACCCGCAGACGATTTAATTGTACCCTACACCGCAACATCACTTGATGATGCAGAATCTATTATTCATAGAATTAAAATATCTGAAAATGAATTACGTAAACAACAAGTTGCAGGATTCTACAGAGACATTGAATTAAAACCAGGTCAACTTAAAGAAGATGAACTTGAACAAAAAGAACATGAACTTGAAGGAAGATCAAAATCAGGAAAAGATGATGACATCTTTAATATTTTAGAATGTCACGTCAATTTAGATCTTGAAGGTTATGAAGATATCAACGAACAAACAGGTGAACCTACAGGAATTAAATTACCTTACATTGTAACCCTAGAAGAAAATTCTAGAGAAATTTTATCGATTAAAAGAAACTATGAAATCGGAGATTTAAGAAAAAATAAAATACAATACTTTGTTCATTTTAAATTTTTACCAGGACTTGGTTTTTATGGTTTTGGTTTGATTCACATGATTGGCGGTTTATCAAGAACAGCCACATCTGCTTTACGACAATTACTTGATGCAGGAACACTTTCAAACTTACCTGCAGGATTCAAGCAACGAGGAATTAGAATAAGAGATGATGCTCAGTCTATTCAACCAGGAGAATTTAGAGATGTCGATGCACCTGGTGGAAATATTAGAGACGCATTTATGACTTTACCATTTAAAGAGCCTTCTCAAACACTTCTAAACTTATTGGGTGTCGTTGTACAAGCGGGTCAGCGTTTCGCATCTATAGCTGACATGCAAGTGGGTGACGGGAATCAGCAAGCTGCGGTGGGAACGACAGTCGCCTTGCTAGAAAGAGGAAGCAGAACCA